CCAACTTTTGCACCATCATTTTTATTATTGAGTTCTTTTATCATCTTATCATATTCAGACTCTTGTTTTTTTGTTTCTTCTTCTTGTTCTGTTTCTAGTTTTTCTTTTTCATCTTCTACATCATTAACATATGGATGTCTTGATAATATTGTGTCTCTACTTAGTATTTCTATACTATTTACACAATTTTCTATTAATTCTTTTTCATTTACTGTCATTGTTTTATTAAATACAAATTCTATTTCTTTGTCTGTATAATCTTTACCAGTTGACATTTCAACCCAGTTATCATAGAAAAACATAAAATATTCTAAACTACTTTTAAATTCTGTTTCTATATTACTGCAGTCTAAATCCAAATCTGCATATAGTTGTTTTAAGGCCACACCAGACTCTTGTGTTCCAAATTTTTCACTTTGTGTATCAACTCCAGAACCACCCTCATAGATGTCTTTTCTCAATTGCTCTATAAAACTTTTAAATGCTTCAATATTTAAATTTATATCTTTTCTATCATAATCTCCATCTTCATCTAAAAATACAGTATTATATGTAGCAAGATTTTTTTGAAATGTACCAGCTTCTGCTTGATAATTTTTTACAACATTTACTCCATCTGGTGCTTCATAAATCGAATCTCCAGTTCTAGAACATAATTCATCGTAACAATCAATTAACGTTTTTAATAAATGAATTAATGGCATTTCATCACCATTATATTTAAAGTAAACAAAAGGTATCTTTTTCCATTTATGTAATGTTTCTCCAATTTTAAAATGAGCTAAAATACTAACTCCTTCTGTATCTTTTCCGATTACCAAGTCACTTCTTTTTTCTACTTCTTCAATATCTTCTATTAATGAAGAACCATCATAAATATAATATCTAACTCCATCTAAATCCCAATATTCAACTTTTGTTTTCTTTTGTCTATCTGTTTCACTTGTATAAACTTCTACTTCATATGTCATTATTATTGCATCTAATATTTCATGTTCTTCATCTTGCCATAATGGAATTATTCTTGTTGCATATCTTAATCTGGCTTTTAAATCTCCATCATTATCAATATATATTTGCCACCAACTAATTCCTCTTTTTACTGCTTCTATTAGTGTATATTTAAGTCTTTTATGCATTTTATTATTAAATAAGTCTTTTAGAATTTCTTTATAATCTTCATCTTCTTTTTCATTTTTTCCTATTACTTGTTTTATAGTTGGTTTTTTTCTTAATAAATATCCAGCTTTTTGATTAATCATCTTATATAGTATAGGATGTTTTAAAATATAATTTTTAGCATGAGGTGCAACTTCTTCTACTCCATCTAGATTTATATATGTTCTTTTTTTATTTTCTATATCTCCTTCATTTTTAAAGTATTTACTTCCTTCTATCATTTCATTATATGTATCTGATTGCTTAAAATCATTTATTTGTAAATCAATGAATTTTGATAATGCCATTCCTTTTTTTGCACCTTCAGTAATTATCATCTTTATTTTATCCATTTCTGTTATCATTTTTCTTCTCTCCTTATCATACAAAATATGCTCCCCTCTTCTTGTTAGGGAATAGTGTTTGCAATAAGTATCTTAAAGCATCTAGTGCATGGTCGTTTTGTTTTATCGGTTTATCTTCGCCTTTTTCTTGTGCTTTTTCATCCCAAATATATGAATTAAATTCTCTAATAATATTTGGACATTTTTCTTCAACAATATGTATTCTTTCTTCATCTAGCCAATTTAAAACAAGATTTATTCCGTCTATAACACTATTATCAGCTTCTTTTACTGCTATTTTGTTTTGTTTGAATAAATTAATTAATGATGTTGCACTAGGATCTATAATTACTTTCCTAACATCAATATCTTTAATTAATTTCTTATAGTCTTTTAAAAACATATCATCCGTTTTTGTAATTTTTTCTTCTTGGCCACTTTTGTTCTTTTTAGTTCCTTTATTGTAATATTCATCTAATATCCATACATGAGGTTTTCCATTTATATATTTTATTCCACATAATAAAAACACCTGTGGATTTGTAATTCCATAATCAGATGTTACATAGAAATAATCAAATTTTTTAGGAATATCATCTTTCTTTATGCAATGTTTTATTTTATCAAAATTAGGATATATAATACCTTCAGCAAGTACCCATAACCCTAATATAAACCTTTGATAAAATACACCAACAAACATTCTTTTATATCTATCTTTGGTTTCTTCATCAAGACTTGGGTTGTCATCCATTGTAAAATGTAAATGTAATATATTCTTTTCTTTCTTCTTATCAATCCACTCTACTTTGAACCAGTGATTTGGTCCTTCTGGGTTGCAGTTAAACCAGTATTTAGAACCTTTTACAGAACATCTAGCAAGTGCTTGGTTTACAAATGATTGTGGCATCAATGCAACTTCATCTAAAAACACACCTGCAGCAGTAATTCCGTTGAACTAAATCTTGTGATCTTTCATCTTTACCACCAAAGATATAGAAATAGTTTATTATTTCTCCTTTTGATATTTCACACATGTTATCAGCACGTCTATCTTTAATTTTATAGCCTTGTGCTCTTAACATTAATTTCAGCCAAAAAAGAACATTTCTACGAAATGCTCCTACTGTTTTTCCCGCTAATATAAAATTCTGTCCGTTAAATTTTGTCATTGCCCATAAAACAAATGATAATGACATACATAATGTTTTTCCAGCTCTTATACTTCCATCTGCTATAATTCCATTTTTATCTTTTACTGGACTATTATCTGTCCACCAAGTTAATATTTTCTTTTGTTTTAAACTGAATGGTTTAAACTTGAATAATGTACCATTTTTTAACTTTTTTCTTAAAGTAATAGCATTTTGCATTACTTTCTTTCTTAGATTAGAAATTCTTTCATCAAAATCTTTACTATTCTTCTTCAGTGTAATCATTCCATGCACCTTCTGTAGAATCGTTTAGAGCTTTTATGAAACTATCATCTTTCATATCTTCTGTATTCGAACTGTCATCTCGTGCTGCTTCCATTTCTAATCTAATTAAATCTAATTCAAGTTTTCTATCATCAGTTTCTATCTTATGATAACTGTCTATATATCTTCTTTTTGCTTCTTGTACTCTGGTCAGAGCCTCCTCTAATCTTTGTACGATATTTAGGGTACTTTCTGCTTCAGTTGTCGTTAATGTTCCATTATCTCTATATGAGACATTATTTGATGAACTTTTTGACATTCTTACAATACTCATTTCTTTACCATTTTGTAAGTCTTGTATTTTCTTTAGTATTCGTCTTTCTCTAATTGATAATATTTTTATTTCTGATATTATTTGATATTTTTTATCGTCCAGTTCTATTTGTTTCAAAAGTGCTTTTTCTTCATCGGTAAGTAGATCGTCATATATTGTTTCATATTCTCCTGTCTTTAATGCTCTTGTATTTCTTTTTTCTGCTCCTGGACCACCTTTGTTTCCTTTTGCATTTTGATTTCCTTTCTTTACTTTACTTAGATTGCTGTCTCTTTTCCATTGTTTCTTTTTTACTAAATAAAGAACTTCATTATAAGTGACACCATGTTTCTCAGCAATTTGTTTGTAGGTTTTTCCAGACATATAGTCTTTTTTTATTTTAGAAATTTTGTTACTATCTTCTATCACATCATATCACCCACCTACCTTACTTTAACAATTTATCTAATAACTGTATTTTTACTTGTTCTGATATTTTTTTCATCATGATTGGTGGAACACTCATTCCACAAATATATTGTACGTTGGATCCCAAAAAGTCATAATCTTGTGGAAAAGTTTGAATGATCTTAATATCTCTTTCTGTTGCATATCCAGGAACATCAAACCTAACAGGTAAACTTCCTCCTGCTGCTATTGTGTTTGGAACTCTATCATCTTTTAGATATTGTGTATTAAAACTGCTTATTTTTCCATTTTCTGTTCTTTTTACTGTATCACCTAAATTTGAGTCGCTTTTTACTCTTTTTTTCCATCTATGGTATATCATTGTATCTTTTCCCAAAGGTTTGTATTTGCTATCTTTTATTTCTCCATATTTTATAGGAGTTTCATTAAAATTTAATACTAAATTAGGAAATTGAATATCTTTTCTAGTACCAACAAAAAATACTCTTTCTCTTTTTTGTGGAACTCCCATTGTTGCAGCATTCAATAAAAATAATTGTACTTTATAACCAATTTCATTAAACTTCTTTACTATTAAATTTACATATCCTTTAGCATTACCCATTATAAGACCTTTTACATTTTCTGCTATTACAATTTTTGGCTTTAGTATTGCTGCTAAATCTATAAATTCAAAAAATAAATCATCTAGTATTTGACTTGCTTGCCCTTCTCTAAATTTTTTATTTTTTCCCCAATTTTCCTCTCTTTGTCCTGCCATTGAAAATGTACTACAAGGAGGACTACCATCTAATATATCTAAATGATATAATTCTTCTGGAAATTCTTTTAACTTATTCATTTCTTGTATTCCCATACAATAATTATATTTTGGATGATTATTTTTCACATATATATTATTTATTCTTTTATCAATCTCACAGTTTCCTATAACATTAAATCCAGCTAATTTATACCCTAGACTTGATCCTCCACCACAGGAAAAACAAGAAAAAACTTTATAATCATTCTTTTTTACTTTATTTAAATCACTTAAATACCACTCATACTCTGCCATTTTTATCACCTCACTTGTTCACATCAAACATGAATCCACATTTAGGACATTGGCATTTAAACTTTTCATCACTAAAATCCAGTATATTAACCTCTTCATTTTTTGAAATTAATTCTTCCGTTTCTTTTACAAATTTTTCTATTTCCTTATCATCAAATCCTGTTAATGATAAATCGACATTACTATTTTCTAATTCATTAAATATGCTTTCTAATTTTCGATAATCCCATTCTCCAGATATTTTGTTAAGTGCTATGTTTAGTAATTTTTCTTTATTTTTGTCAAATTTGACTATTATACAATCTATATCTTCATACTTTAAATCCTTCAAGACTTTAAGTCTCTGATGCCCACTTATTACTGTCATATCTGAATTAACTATAATTGGTGTAACATATCCAAATTCAATAATACTATTTTTTATCTTTTGGTATTCTTTGTCTTTTTCTGTTAGTTCTTTTCTGGGATTGTATGTTGCCATTTTTAAATCCCCTATTTTCAATTTTTTCAGATTCATTCTTTCCTTCTTTCTTAAAACATTCAACTTGCTTATAGCAATTTTTACATTCTCTTCTCATACACATATCATATTTCATATACAATACCTTCTTTTGCATAAAAAAAGAACCTGTAAAAACCGATTTACAAGTTCGTTTTATCTATATTATTTCAAAAAATAAAAGGGGATTTATTCTTTTAAACATATTTTTTGATGTTATTATTATAAATTATTGACAATGACATGTCAAGGACAAGTTTTGGACAAGTTTTACTATTCAAAAATCACATTTTTCTTATACCATCTATACCAAACATAAGCACTGCAATTTCTTCAATTGCAGAATTTGCATCTCTCCTAATTTGCCTCTCACTTATATGATACTTTTCGGACATAATATTTATTTTAGGTTTATATTCTCCAACAACATATAAGTCGTTTAAAATATGGGCTTTTCGCTTTTTTTCTTCGTTTTTACTTTGGTCCGCTTCATATAAATAAAATTTTATAATTCTTTTTATATGTGTTAATATAATTTCTGTTCTCTTTTTAGATGCTAATATAGATTGAACTACGGTTACCTCATCATAAGATTGACAGAATAATTTATCTAACACTTCTTCTACTGTTGCAGTTTCTAAATCTTTTTCAGTAAAAGTTGCTTGTTTACAAGCCTTTACAAAATTCCTATAATTTTTAAATAATAATCTTGTATTTTTTATCTTGATATCATATGTTATTTTTTCTTTCAATCTTTCTTCATTTTTTGCTTGTTCAATCCCCTTTTTTATTCCTTTAGCAACTCCATCAGTAACAAGTTGCTCTATTAATTCTAATAATTGACTTTCTCTCTCAGAAATTTCTATTTTTTCCATACAAAAACCTTCTTTCTTCTTAGGTAGATTGTATGCTATGAACCTTGATAAATTATAATTCTATGATCTTTGATATGTATTACAATATTTCCTATTTTATTTTTGATACATTTTCAATTCTCTTACTAATGTATCTATTGCTGCAATATATCCATAACTATCTGTATTATCTTTTCTTACTTGGATATATTGTTTATTTTTCATCTTCTGTTTTAGCTCGTTTGCCTTTTTTATTGCTTCCTTTAGTTCCATCTTCTGTTTGATTTTCTTCATTGTCAACTTTTTTAGGATTTTCACTTAATTCTGTCACATTATCTTTTTTCTTTGGCATCTTACTTACCTCCGTTTAATTTATTTTTAAAATAAACCCCATTCTGCAAATTTTTCAAATCCGCCTTTTGCTTGAATGTATTTTCTTGCTTGTTCAACTATTTCTTCATATGGTTTTTCATCTACAATTTCATCTCCAATAGCACAACTCAATTCTACTGGTTTTCCTGTTTCTTGTGCTTTCAAAAATGCATATATATTTATACTTACATCAGCTTTTGATAGATCTTTACCATGTAATCCTCCACCTGTAACGCCTTTTCCCATATCACTACCTAACTTTCTATTTGTAGCACCAGTATCGACATGTAATCCTCCTGTCCACTCTCCTAATGGATTTATTATTGCTGTTGGATATATAGCTTTTAACCCCTCTGTCTTGGCATTACTTTGACATATAATTGTCTTATTGCTTGGCATATCTATTATGTATTTACCATCACTATTATACTTATTATAAATTTGATGTGCTAAATAACTTACTTGTGTTTCTTCTTCAGTAAGTGGAACACCTTTAAATATTCCATTATCACCACATCTTACTTTTCCTTTTTGGTTATTTGCTAAATACTCATCTTGTTTTGCCAATATTATTTCTATTGCAATATTATTTGTTTTAGTAATTCTATATACAATGTCAAATATATCTGTTTCATTATACTTAACAGAACTTTCTATTATTATTTTGCAATGTCCATGTCCTATTAATACTTCAACTGCTATTTTAGGATTTTCTTGTAGTTTATATCCTAAATCTACTATTGCTCCTGCAATTCTATCTGCTATTTTATCTGGATGGTCCGGATTTACTTTTTCTATCATTTTTATTTTCCTCCTAATATTAAATCTAGTTTTTTATCTATATTTTTAAACACTGTCATAAAAGAATCTTGGCTTGAAAAAACATTTACACTCATTTGTACTATTGTATTTTTTAGTCCTTCTAATTGTGCTTTATGTTGCTCTTGTAATGTTTTAATAGCAAATTCATGTTGTTGTTTTAATTCTTTATTTTCTTCTCTTAATTTACAGAAATCATCAAATTTCAATTCCTTTAGTTTAGCAATATTTATTTCTTCAAGTAATCCCGCTTCATCTAAATCATAAATAAATCTGCCCTTTTTCTCTATATAACCTACCCATTCTTGATCTGCACAATCTTGATATAATCTTGTTCTTACTATTCTGTCATCTTTATTGATTTCAATAGTTTCAAAATATGTCCATCCTTTATTTGTATCTTTCATTACTTTTTTTGAGTAATTTCCTTGTGCATCTTTTTTATATCCAAATTGTTCTAGTTCCTTTAAATCCCTTTCAAATTTAATTCTATACATTTTCTTTTACCTCCATTTTTAATATTTTTAATAACTGCATCCAGCATTCCTTATCGCATTCATCTCCATAACTAATAGGATTTTCTAAATCTTTTATTATTACTTGCTTGTCCTTATTAGTTATTAAATGTAAGTTATTTTTTATAAATTCACAGGTCCATTGTACTATGTATGTTCTTCTACCTAGTGCATATCTTTCTGCACCTACTATCATTGCACTTAAATCATCTATTTTTCCATTTAATTTTATTCGTTTGTCATCAAGTATTTTTGCTCTCATATTTTTTAATTTTTCTAATTCTTTTTTTAGTTTAATGTTTTCTTTAAATGTATCTTCTGCAAGTTTTTCTTTTGTTATAGTTAAATCAGCTGTTGCCTGTGCTTTTCCATCATATACACCTTTTAAATAAACAGTTGTTAAATCTAATTTATTTTCTTTAAAATAATCTAATAATTCTTTTAATGATTTCAAATCCTCTAAATCTAATATTGCACTTACATTTCTATCATTTTTCTTTATTTCATCTTCAGATAAACTAACTATTTCCATAAGATTTTTTATAGATTTTTCTAGCAATTTAATATTCCCCCTTTCCTATCTTTTTCTCTAATTTTTCATAACTTTTTTTAAATTTTTCAAATTCTTTACTATTCTCAAATATTTTTCCACTTTTTAGATCATCTAGTAAATGTCGTCCTTCTTTTCCTATTTGCTGCTGATATTTTCCATCACACCAGTAATATTCACTTGTATATTGATGTCCATCGTATAAAACTTTATTCTTGTTTCCTACATCACATACTAGAGTTTCATTTTGTAGTGTTCTAGCTCTTTTACAATTATCACATTTTTCAATACAATCCATTATTTTTCTCCTTTAAAAATCATTTCAAAATTATAAATTATACAAGCACAATATCCTATTATATAATAAATCATTTTAGTAGCAGTATTATTATTAAATATGTCTATTAAAATATTTCCTATAAAAAATACAATTATCAGATAACATAATTTTTTGCAAAATTCTTTCATCCTTACCACCTTCCTAAGTATTTATTCTTGTATTGCTCTTGTGTCATTTCAAATTGTCTTGTTATTGCAGATATTTCACATTCAAATACACCCGCTGCTACATTAAATTGCTTTACTATTTGTTTTTTAATTCCATCTAAATCTATTGGTATCTTTGTATCTTTATCAACTTTTATTTCTGCAATATTTGTCGGATTTATAATTTCTGCTTGTGCTTTTGGCAATGCTGGAGTTTTCCAATATGCTCCAGCTAGTCCTACAAATACAATATTTCTAGCCTTTGCTTGTTGTAAATTTTCGTCAGATATTTCAAATGTGTTTAGTGTATATATTCTGCAATTAAACATCCCTCTTATTATTTTATCTATTTCATAGTTATTTCTGCATGGATTTTCTTGACTTCCTAATTTTCTCATTCTTGCATCACCTCAAAACAATTTTCTAGGTATTGCTCATGAGTTAATATATTTTTTATATCTTCATCGTATAATACTAACAATGTCCCATCTCCTTGCCAGTTATAATCCCAATGCTCTGTAAATAATTGTTTTTTGTTATTGAAAGGATCTATTCTAATCTTTACAATAAGATGTCCATTTACATAGTCTCCTTTTTTTACTAAATCTATTTTATCTTTAGAATGTTTTTCTATCTGACTTCTATATGAACTAGCCATTGTACTTTCACAACAATAATATTTTTCTTCCATATATTCATCTGGGTTAATAATCTTTTTAACTTTATCTATATAACCATCTTTATTTCGTATCCATTCTCCAACTTCTATTTCATCATAATAGCATCCAGGGCAACCCATTTTTTCTACTCGGCAATGTTGCCATTCTTTATCAGTACATTTCATTCTTTTGTACCTCCTTTAATTTATTAATTGCTTGTTGTAGTTTTTTACTATCGAATCCAGTATTAAAATCTGTATGTATAATATATTTTTCTTCAAACTGTTCTTGAATATCTTTTATCTCATCATCTATTATTAAAAAGTTTTCTGCTTTTTCATATTTTTCATTATCAAGAAAATTCTTTATTTCTAATCCTCTATTTCCACTACTTAAACTTATTGTCTTTGCAAATATTATCATCCCATATTCTGCAAGTCTTGAATTAACTATTTCAGTATCTATTTGGTTTAACCTCCATGTCGAACTTAATACTATTTTGACATTATAATTTTGCTTTTTTAATTCCTGGTTTAATTTCATCAAATTATTTAAACATTTTGGATCAAAAGGGAAACAATGCATACTCATAATTCCTTTTATATGATGTCTTTTAAAACATTCATTCCAATAATTCATATTGTTTAATACACCATCTATATCTAAAAATATATAAAATAACTTCACTCTATTCACCTACTTTCCTGCACATTTGCTTTTCTTTGTCCCATGCTGCACATTCTTCTTTATAGCAATTTTCAAATTGTTGTGTTTCAATTAATATGTGATATTCTCCTCTAACTATGTTGTCATCATCTAATATTGGTTGTCTTATATTTTGTTGTATAACTCTATATTTTTCTGGACATTTCATAATTACCTGTTCTCCTCTTTTTCTGCTTCTTCATTTATTGTTTCAATAATTTGTTGTACCGCTAAAGGTGTATATTTTATCTTTTCTTCGCAAAAAGCCTGTGTAATTATTTCAGCATCATTTCTTTGCATTCCACAACCCATTAATAGTTTTTTAAATCTCTTTCTAGTAATTGTTTCTAATCCATATAATTTTAGAATTCTTCTTACTTTTTCTTTTGGAATTTCTAGTGTCATAGATACTTCTCCTTCTGTTATTCCTTTTACTGTATATTTCATTGCATCTATAAAATCATCATTATTTTCTTCTTTACATTCGTAATTCATCAGTTCTTGTATTTTTTCACTATCTTTTGTTTTTATATATATCTTTCCTGGTTTTAAACTTTCTGTTGGCATATTATCCCTCCTTTTCAAATATTTTCTTATATTCTTCTTTGCATTTTTTTCCTTCAATTTCAAATAATACTTTTGCAAAATCGACATCTCCATTTTCATCGAAGTACTCTTTTATAATCATAAATAATGGAAGTTGATTTTTACCCCTAAAACCGAATATAATTCCTACTTTCTTTCCTTTTATTTCTAAGGATGGCATTATTCCTCACCATCCTTTGCTACTTGCAATATACACATTATTGCCATACCTATAAAATCTCCTATAAAAAAGCCTATTAAAAGCCCTATTATTAAATACTTTATCATTTGTAACACCTACCTTCCATTTAATTCATACATATATACAGTTTCCCTCAATGAATCTAATTCAACATACTGTTCATCTATTATTGCTTGTCTCCTATCTATTGTTCTATCTAATTCACTTATTTTTTCTTTTAACCTGGTATTTTCATTTTTTAAATCTTGATTTATTGCTATGCATCCAACAACAAATCCAAAAACAAAACATAAAGTAACCATTAAAGTTGCTTTTATTTTTTCAGTTTTCATATATATTTCTTTATCATAAATTTTCATAAGTGTTCCTACCTTTCAATAAATTTTTTTCCATTACACCACATATATTCTTCAGTTGGGCAAAATTCGTCATATACTAGTGGCATATCTTCTTTTTCATCGCAGTACATATCTCCATGTTCTGCATACATACAATTCATACAATTTTCACAAGTTACAGTTGTCTTATTTTTATATCTTTTTCTTTGTACTGGCTTTCCCATAAAATCTCCTTTCTTGTATTTTTATTTTCCAAGCTGTTCAATTTAATGAACAGCTTATTTTTTATATTCTTAGTATAGTTCAATATCACTAATGCCAATGAAATCCAAAACTTTCAAATAACAATCTTTACATAGTCTTGTAAGTTTTTTATTAGTGTATGTATCTGCTTTTTTTAACAAAACCATGTGCCTTTGTGGTAATTTCTGTCCGCACATTGGGCATATATCATAATATCTATCTTCACTTTTCCAACTATTATAATTTCCCATTCTTACTCCTCTATATCGCTTACTCCTAAATAGTCCAACATATCAGTATAGCAATCTTTACACATATTACATAGTTTTCGTGGAGAGTTTCCATTTTTAGCAACAGAAATAGTAATTCTATCTAATGTAAAATTTCCACATCTTACACAAAACTTTTGATTGCTACTTTGAACCTTAAATAAAAATTGTTCAAATTCTTGTTTTGACATATTTTTTATATCTTCAAATTTCATTATTCATTATCCTCCCAAAGCCTCACAGCTACTTTAACACCTGATTGCTCTTTTTTTCTAGGTTTTCTTCCTGTTCTAATTCCTGTGTCTGCTCTTTTTTTATTTGCTGGTGTTGCCCAAAAATAAACAGTTTCTTTTTTTACATTAAAGTGATTCATAACTTCTTCAATAGTACCCACAAATATTTCTTTTTCTCCCTTATATATTGAATATTCTTTTCTCTTAGACATACTTCATCATCACCTACTTTTTTATAAATTTATTGTCTTATGTATGGCCTATCTACATATAAACTAACTGGTGGCTGTATATTTCCCCTTACAGACAAGTATATCTTTCCAGTTTTCATAAATTCTTTTTTCTCTTTTTCGGTCATTTTCCAACATGAAACTATATGTTTATCTGTTTTTAATGCTGGTAAATCTCCACATCCTTCTGCTTTGAATATGCAATTCATATCTTCAAAATTTACTGGGTTCATTGTTCTATTCCTCCTTTATTTTTAGGTTGTATTTATCTTCAAATACTTTCTTTTTAGCAATATACTCCTTTGTTTTAAATCCTTTTGTGTCAATAATTTCTGTTGTTCCATCATTATGAAATACTATAAAATCTGCTTTATATTTTAAGCCTGGTGCTAGTATAAACACAGGCTGCAAACAAAAACCTTTTATTTCTCCTGCTTGCAGCCTTAACTTCAAATTGCAATAATAGTCCGCTTCTTTTTTACTATCAAATGTTTGTCCATCTACGGAAGTCTTTACTGCCCCATATTTACTTTTTCTATTACCTTTTTTTTGGTATTCTCTATATTGTTCAATACTCCAATGTTCTTGCATTATTCTACCTCTTCTCACTCCTTTGGCATTTCGTATAATAAAATACCTTCCATCATTAATTTTATTCGTGTTCTTTCATCTTCTACCTTATATTGTTCAGTAAGCACATAAGTCTTTACTATCTCCTGTAATACTTCTTTTGCCCTTTCTTCTGTTTCATATTTACCTAAAATATCGCTACTATAATATCGAGGATCATAGGTATTATTAAACGTTACTATCGTTCCATCATACTGTGCTCTAATTTCGCTTACATTATCAAAATTTACTATTGCATTTTTATCCTGACTTATTATTATCATTTAGAATCTCCCCCAACTTTCAACTTGTTTATATGCTGTTCTCATACCACCATTTCTATTTAACATTGGTATAATTTCATTTATTTCTGGGAATTCCCTTTTTAATGATTCCGCAACATCTGTTAGAGTTTTTACCATTTGTGCCATTTCAATTGGTCCACCATGTCCCTGTACAATAGATATTGGTGCTTCTCTAAATTCTTTTGTTATAACAACTTCACAAGTTAAGCAATTATTATTTTCTTTAATTCTATTTATTCTTTGCATTTCTTGGATTTTTCTATAATCATCCATAATATTTATTCCTCCTTCTTAACCTTCGCACATTTTAGATTCTTTAATATTCTAGGTGTATATTTTCTATTTTCTTGATTACTTTTCAATGTTTCTATATTTTTTATAGTTGCATCGGTTTCTGCACAAATACCTTTTGTTATAAACTTACTAGTGTATGGTTTTATGGTATTTATTAAATCAATTTTATCTTTGATTATTCTTCTTTCTTGCAGCACCTTTTCTAGTTTTTTATAAACTGCCATTATTTCGATAGCATTTAATTTGCTTAATTCTATTTCGTGTAACAGATCATCTCTTTCATATTCTTTATTTCGTAAATCACTATTTAATTTCTTTTCTATTTCTTCTGTATTGTAGAAAAAATATTTTATATTTTCCAACAATTCTAATGATTGCTGCATATCTTCAATTATCATAAATTTCAGTCCTTCCTTTGTATATTTTTCTAGGTTGTGTTTGTTTCTAAATTTTGCATACTGCATCTTATTTATTATTTTATATTTACTTATCACATACTTATATGCATCCCAGTTCTATTCTTAAATAATTCACAATATTCAAATAGTCCTGTTTGTTTATTTTTTAATAGACAATGTGGTATTTCTATTTCAAACTTTTTGTTTTTCTCTATTATTGGAATACACCATTCACAATTTTCACAAGTCTTTAACCCTCTAGATATCAATTCATCTTCTCTAATGAATGCCATTTCAGTAATCCTCCATTTCGTATATAGTATCTGTATCATATTGTCCACTTAACTCAGTTTGATCTAATGCTGATAATATGCATTTTTTAAAATATGATTTCGGTATTTTTATTTGTGATCTAGTATTAGCAATAGCAAAATTCTTTAATGCATAACATAGTTTTTTAGAATTTATTTCCTGGACTTTTTCTCTTATATTTGGAGTCATATACATTTCTTTTAGAATTTCAGTCATTTCAATAGCAAGTTCTGGAGAAAAAATATGCATTTCGCAATTTTTTATAAGTCTTTCAAATTCTGTTTTTTCCATCTTATCCATCATATCATCTAAGGTTTTATTTTCTTCTGGTTTATGATTAGAAGGATAGATTGATTTCATTTCTTTTAATTTAATTTTATTTAATTTAATTTGATTTGATTTTATTTGATTTAATTTGCATAAATTTGCATATGATTTTTTCAAATTTGCTTTGCATTTGTATCTTTTTTTGTATGCATTTGCATTACTTTTGCATATGTTTTTTATGCTTTTGCATTTTTTTGCATTCTTTTCTTGTTTTTTGTCTGCTTCTTGTTTTTTATCCTTTTCTTTATTCCATCGTGCATTTGCTGCTTGACTTCTTTTTTCTTTTAATGTTTCATATTTTTCCATTCTTCTTAATAAACTTGCTGACCAAAATGTTTTTTTATCAGCATTAAATAATCCATTTCCACTTTCATCATCTCTATATTCATTTATACAATCATTCAAATACTTTTCAACATCAATAGTTGTTCCAGTTTGCATTTTTATAGCCCTATATGTATTTTTATTAAGAGGTAATTTATATGTAGATTCGTTTCTTAACATTTCTAATATGGCCCAATATAATCCATAGCCGTTCTAGTCCATAATCACAACGCATTGAAAGTATTTTTGGATCCGTTAGTGCATTTGCATCATGGCTAAAATAATAAACGTCTTTACTTGCCATCATTACCTCTCCTTTCTTTTAATATCGTATCTACTGTCAGTTGTTGGTTTTTATACACATCATTTAAATATCTTTTTTCACATATGGGGCCAAAACCTTTTTGAATACTCTTCCATGTTTTCAATTCTTTTCCACACATTCTACAATTAAATGATTTGTCTTGTATATCTGGACACTTTTTTAATGCTTTTATTGCTAAACTAATGGCCTTTATATCCTTTAAATAAATTTCATCAGATTCATCATTTTGTATAAGACTAAGCCTGTCCCTTTTTAATTCTTCTAATTGAGTTATCGCTTTTATACTATTCATATAAGACCTCCATCAAAATGGATATAATTTTAATTCTAGATTTAATCCAGGTTTTGCTATTGTAGTATTTATTTTTGTTTCTTCATATACCTTATCTTGCATTATAGTTTGGTTAGAATTTGTATCTGATAAATGGCATAGTACAATATTTTTTGCATAACTTAAATCATTAGATTTTAAGAATTTTATTACATTTTCTAAACTAAAATGGCTCTCTAATAATCTTGTATATCTAGTTTTATTTATTACTCCATTCTTTGCATTTTCTTTTGCAATTTCTTTGTTATAATTACATTCTAATAGTAAATAATTTAGTTTATTGAATTTATATTTAATATAATATGTATCTGTGGCATACATAAGTTTTTCGCCAGTCGGCTTATATTGAATTAGAAATCCCAATGGTTCTGCAGCATCGTGTTGTGTATCAAATGGAAGTATTATAAAATTTCCTATTTCAAATTGTTGTAATGCTTTTATAATTTTAAATCTATGGCCAAATAAATTTTGTTTTTTTAATGTTCCTGCAGATGCATATACATTTATTCCATATAAAGCAAAATTCGAGGCATATTTTAAATGGTCCATATGTTCATGAGTTATCAATACTGCTTCAATACCATTAAAATCAAAATTCAATTCTTTTTGCACAATTTTAAAATTAACACCTGCATCCAATATTAATTTTTCATTGTTATTTGCTTCTATTAGATAGCAGTTACCACTCGAACTGCTACCTAATACTTTTAATTTCACTAAAATGCTGGCCCTTCATTTTGGATTGGAGTCATTTCAATATTGTTATCTGCAGATGCATTTTCTTCAATATTTTTTATTTCTCCAGTTTCAATATCAATTAATTCTTTGTTTGCTTTTTCTTCTATTTCTTCAGCAACTTGTCCCTCTATCACATTTTCATAAGTATTATCATTATTTTCTATAACATATGCATAGCTTTCATTTACTTTTTTAGGATTTATTGCAACAGCATTATATGTTGCTCTCGCAATAGTTTTTCTGGCCATTTCTTCATACCAACCTTCAATCTTTTCTTTTCCTACTTTTTTGCCATTTTCCCATTTATCTTTTTCTCCACCCCAAAATTCAGCTGCTGCATAGGCTGGTTTTCTCTTATCAATATCTTTTTTAGATAGTGTTATTATTTTATTTCTTGATTCATCAACATATTGTATATATCCAAATCCTCCTATTATTTCACCTCTATCAAATGGATTTTTAATTATAAAATTATATCTAGTGATATTATCTTTATTTACTATTTCAAATACATCATTAGAGTATATTAATTCAACGATTATGTTTCTAATTGGGTATAATGATAGTTGTGTTGCTATATATTCTAGACCTTTATATCCTTTCAAAAATCCTATATCATACTTTTGAGTTTTATTATTTTTATATGGTATTGCATTTAAATGGTTAGGTATTTGCATATCTAATCCCAATTTTGCATGGTGTACAACAGCTATTGCTAAATCGTTCATATTTACATTTTGCCAAGTAATTGGTAAATTGTTTTTGTCTTCTTCTTTGGTTGATTTCCAACTATTTTTATTTAATCTTGCTTCTTCAGCTTTTTTCAAAGCATTGTCAATTCCTATAAAATATCCTCTTATAAGTTGTTTTTGATATTCATTTAAATTTAATGTTCCAATATTCCCTTGAAATTCTTTCATTACCATTCCTGTAAATCTCTCGCTTGCTGTCAATTCTTGCTTTTGTAATTCTGTTTGTTCTTTTTTTACTAATTCACTACTCATATTATTCAACCCCCAATTCCTTCATCATTTTTATAAATTTTTCTGCTTTTTCTCCTTCAATTTTTCCCACAGCAACTTTCATTCCTTTTTCATTATTATCATTTTCTTCAATTTCTGTTTCTTGCTCCGCTTCTTGCAATGATTGCCCTGCAACTAATCCACTTATAAAAGCTAATCCTATTTTTTCTAGTTCATTTAAGTTTTCTAACATTTATTTTTCCTCCTTAATTATAAATTTCATTCCTGTTTTTTCTTCATTTTCTACTATTACTGTACAAAAAGCAGGTATGCATAATAAATCAACTCCACTTGCAGCTACAAATGATCTAGCAATTGCAATGGCTTTCATTGATTGGTTCACAGCTCCTGCTCCTATTGCTTGTAATTCTACTCTTTTATTTTCTTGTAATCCTCCTGCTATTGCTCCTGCAACACTATTTGGATTTGATTTACTTGATATTTTTAAAATCATTTTATTTTCCATTATATTTTCCTCCTACTTTATTCTTAAACTTGTTTTATTATCTATTATTCTTATTCCTGGTACTAATTCTCCAGTATCTTTAAAGTGATTTTTTATTGCTGTCTTATCAATTTGTGTTGTTATTACTTCTTTCTTAAATTCTGACGGTATTTCATCTTCATTTTCTATCTCAATACTCATAGGATTTTTAGTAATTTTTAATTTTCCTAATTCTGTTGGAATTTCTACTAATCCTAATCGCTCCATATTTTCTTTTACATATTGATAAAACTTATCTAATTTTTTCTCTCCTTGCTTTCTCATATCAGAAAGTCTTTTTTCTTCTGTTTTCATTGCTTCTAATAGACTTTCACTATTCTTTATATACCCAATTATGTTTGAACTTTTATTCTGTAATTCTAATGCTAATTCATTTCCTAATTCATTGTATTCCTCTTCTGTTAGTTCTCCTTCTTGTGCTTTGTCCATTAAATCTACAAATTTATTTGTTATATTATAAAGACTTAAATTACTCATGTTCTTCCACCTCGATTCTTAATTTAGAATCAGTGGTTACTATTAAGCTAATTATTTGTGTATCTATTTTATATATTTTATTTATTGATTCTCTATTATCTATAAATATTGGTGCTGATGTATTGTAGAATTTTATCAGAGTATTTATAATATCTAGCCCTGCAAGTATCTTATGTGCATTATTTACATCAGCATATGGAACACCATTCACTAATGTATCGCAGCATTCTACAAGTCCACCATTAATTTGTGTATCAAACAATCTAAACTTTACTATCTCAAATTTACTATTTATAGCATTTTCCAATAATTCTACTTTTGTTTTTGTAAATTCTTCTAATGCATATTGTTCGCCCTCTAGTTCCTGAATTTTTTTAGAAATATTTTCTTCTTCATTTTGTAATTCTGTAATACGTTCTTTTGTTTTTTCTTGTATTTCTCTTTCATTTAAAATTTTATTTAGTTTGTTAATTTCTTCAGATATCTCTAATTTTCTATTTTGCAAATATGATATATCTTCATTTGTTAAATTCTTTACTTTTTCCTCTAATTTTTCAATCTCACTTATTTTGTTGTTATATTCTGGTAATGAAGTTATATCAAATGAAGTATCATTTTCCTTTGCCTTTTCTAATTCTGCTATTCTGTTAGTTATTTCATCTAAATTATTGTTTAGTTCTGGAAGTTCTTGTTGTATTTGTTCTCTTGCTTTTGTATTTTCGTCTAGCCTTAAATTAATCGCCTGTCCTTCTTTATTTATTGCATCTTGTTCACTCTTCTTATGTACATTTAAGTTATTTTCAAATTGCTTTTTCATTTTCTCAATTTTGTCGGTTTCATATTCTCTTTTACAAGTTGGACATATAAATGAATTAGGATCAAACTCTAATTTCATATTGCTAACATCATCCCACTTTTTATATAATTCTGCTTTTCTTTTTTGGTCTTGCTGTATTTTTAATAATCTATCACTATCCTCATCTTGTCTATATCTTATTTTACTTTCAATTACCCTTTTTTCATTTTGTAAATTAATTAAGTCTGAAGAGTATTTTTGAGAATATTCTGTTTCTTTTTTTAATTTAAAATCTGATAGTTCTTTTTTTGCTGCAGCTAATTGGTCAGCAATTCTCATATTTTCTTTTGCTTTAGCTTGCACATCTGTCATTTCTAATTCAATTGCCTGTAATTGTTGATTATATTCTGCTTTTTCTTTTTCTATTTTTTCATAATCAATTTCGTGTTCTGTTATTAATGTATTTGTAAGCTCATCAATTCTTACTGGAATTGTTTCTTTTTGTTTATTTAAGTCTTTTATTTTTGCTTGTACTACTTTTTTATAATCATCAATGGATCTACCATCTAAATTATTTTTTAATATTTTAAATTCTTCTTTTGAATCTAATATTTCATCATCAGAAATATTTGCACCAGAAATATTTATTAGTAATTCTCTTCTTTCTGTCCATTTTAATTGATTATTAAAATATGATGGGTCCGTAATCAATTTAAATAGGCTTTCTGGTATTAAACTATTTATCTTTTCTTCATAATCTTTCTTCTTTACTGGTACTTCATCAATCCAATAATTAGTCTCGTGTCCAGAAAATTCTTGCTCTGTTTGTCCTCTTTTTTTAACCCATTTTTCTTGCAATACTTTTTTAAATGTTGTATCAATACCATCTATTATTAATGTTGCTTCAACTTCATGTTCTAAAAAGTGTATTGGATTATTATCACTATCTAATGTTTTTATATTGAAGTCTTTTCTATCATTGCTATCTTTATCAAAAAATAACCATTTAAATGCATCAAATACTGTTGTTTTTCCTGTTGCATTTGCTCCATATATATTAGTATTTTTGCAATCAAAATTAATTTCTAATTCTTTTACTCCTTTAAAATTTCTTAGTTTTAAATTAAGTATTTTTATTTCCATTATTAATCTTTCTCCCTTCTATTTTTTGCATCTTGAAATCTTCTTGGAACTACTATTGTTATGTTACATTCATCACAGCATTTTCCATTATTTACTGGTTGTGCATTATTGCCATATCCTTCGTAATTTTTTCCACAAATACTACATATAGGCATATTTTTTCTCCTTTCTGCTCTTGTTTTTTAGACTTTCATATGTTAGAATAAAAATAGAGCATTTATATAAGTGTTTTATAGAACTATTTATTACTTTGGTCGGTATTTGGTAGTTCTATTATTTTTGTCTTTTGTTTTTTGTAACAAACTTCTAGTTCATCAATAAGAAGTTCATATCTTGTGTCTGTACATAGCTCTGATATTTTTCTCTTTTTTACACTTGGATCTGAATAGTTATTTGATTCATTGATATTTCTAATTTGTAATAAAACATCAGATACACTAAATTTAATGTCTTTAATTTCTTTTTCCTTTAATTCAATAGTTTCTTCTAATTGTTTAATCTTTAATGCTTCTTGACTGTGTTTTCCCATCATACTTATCTCACCCCTTTCAAATTTCTTAATTTATATTTCATTGTGGCCAATGTTATAATGTGCCAAATATAGCATTTATCTAACTTATCCATACTAACCTCCAAATCCTTTAACAAAATTTATAATTCCTCGTTTTAATTTGCGATTTTCTTTGTTTACTGTTTCTAATTCTGTTAATATGTTTGATTTTTCTTCTGTTTCCTCATTTAATTTTTTTTCTAAATATGCAATATGTGCTTTCATTTCTTGTCTTGCTTTTTCATAGTTTTCTGCTGCTGCTCTCAAAGTTGTATATTCATCAATTGTTATTATCATTTCATCTTCATTGACTCTAGCATTAAATACTTCTTTTTCATTATCACATCTTTCTTTTTCCATTTTTCCTGTTTCCTTTCTTTTCTTCACTTTCTTCCAAGATTGACTCTAAAACTAATATTACAATCAATCCTAAGACTGGTACTAAATACTCTCCACCAAATGCTTGATGTCCTCGTATTTTGGTTGCATATTGTATTGATTTTATCGTCAATATTATTGTTGCTATAATTGTCAATAATTCTAATATTCTTATAATAAATTTCTTTTTATTAACTATTTTCACTTTTTATCACCTCCAATTTATTAACAAATCCTCCAATATTAAGTAATTTCATATTTTTTATAGCTGCATCTAATTCTTTCTCATTATGAATTCCATCTTTTGCAAGTTCTTTCCATATTCTTTTCTCTCTTTCATCTGGCAATCAAAACCTCCTCCTTCTTTGTGTGGTGTCCGCAATTTTTTATTATTTTCATAATTCCTCCTGTTCCATTCCACTTTGAGTGGAATTTAAGGGCAAATTAATAAATTCCATAGGTACATTATAAAGATTGCATAATTCTTTAAAATTATGTACATCTATAGATGTTTTTCCTTTCTCCCATGAAATGATTGTACTCTTACTTTTGTGTAGTTTATCAGCCACTTCATCAAGCGTATATCCTGCATTAATTCTTGCTGCAGTTAGTGTTATTCTAAACATTTTTCATTTCTCCTTTCCTAAGTTTAAAGTTATTCTATTACACTTTAAGTGGAAAGTCAATACTTTAAGTAAAATTTTTTTTACTTTTTTATTGTTTTTTTTTACTTTAGGTGTTATAATAAGGTCATATCAAACAAAAGGAGGTTTTAAGATGTTGTCAAAAGATGATAATTACAGAAAAATTTTTTCTAATAACCTTAATTATTATATGAAGATAAATAATAAGATTCAAGATGATTTGGTAAAAGATTTGGGATTAAAGACATCGACTATTTCTAGTTGGTGCAATGGTCAAAAATTACCTCGAATGGATAAAATTGCACTATTAGCAGATTATTTTGGAATACATTTCTCTAAATTAATTGAAGAACGAACAGACAATAATTATTTTGAATTTGTTTCTGAAGATGACGCTATGTTTCCTTTATTAGACGTTGGAGATATTGCATTAGTTTATAAACAAACTAATATTGAAGATGGTTCAACCTTATTAATCAATATGAATAATCATAATACTATTAGAAAATTTATATTAAGTGATGATAAAACTTATTACAAACTAGTAGCAATGAATGGGTGTTATAAGGATATGGATATAAAAATTACAGAATTAAATAAAATTAAGATACTTGGAAAAGTTATCAAATCTGAAAATAAAAGTGCTTTTAAGTATAGGTAATAAAGGAGGAATGTACAATTGAATTTAGTTTCTATGTTTTTTATTATTTTTATTATTTTTTGTTTATTTATGATATATTATACTTCGTCTCAAAAAACAAAATTTAGAAAAGAACTACAAAAAAAACAGCAAGAAAAAAATTCCACTTTATTTATTACATTATCACATATCTATGGTTTACCAGTTGCTCAAAATATGTTGACTCAAATATTTTCTAATCCAAATGAATATGAATTCATCACAGGTAATACTAGCTTTAAACTAAATAAATCAAAAGTAACCGATGTTTCTATAACTAACAATGTAGAAATTCAAAAAAATAATGTTTCAAGTATAGGCGGAGCTATTAGCGGTGCTATTCTGTTTGGAGCTGTTGGGGCAGTCATAGGTGGAAGATCTAAAGAAAAGACTTCAAATATAATTCATTCTTATTTAGTTTTTACTTTTTTAGATAATAATGAAATAAAATACATTGCATTTAATTGTACTAATGCAATTCAAGCAAAAAAATTTGTGGAAGAATTCAAAATAACTAAAACTAAAGAAATTAATAATATTAACTTATAAAAAAAGGATAATGCGTATTGTTTTGCGGACACCACACATTATCCAGAGCGTAAACACTATTGAAAGTGATTACTTAATTATTATATATTAAAGTACCTTCATTTTCAATAGTAAATTAAAAATTTATTAAAGAAAATGGAGGTTTTTTTACTATGGAAAAAAAGCAAAAATCAGCTTTATATGTTAGGGTGTCTACTACCCACCAAATTGATAAGGATTCTTTGCCTTTGCAAAGAAGTGATTTAATAAATTATACAAAATATGTATTAGGAATAAATGATTTTGAAATTTTTGAAGATGCAGGTTATTCTGGTGGTACAACTGATAGACCAGCATATCAAGATATGATGAATAGAATTAAAATGGGAGAATTCACTCATTTAATAGTATGGAAAATAGATCGTATAAGCAGAAACTTAAGAGATTTCTCTGATATGTATGATGAATTGAAAAAATATAATGTAACATTTATTTCTCGCAACGAACAATTTGATACTTCTACAGCTATGGGAGAAGCAATGCTAAAAATAATTTTAGTGTTTGCAGAACTTGAAAGGAAACTAACAGGAGAACGTGTTTTTTCAGTTATGATTTCACGTGCTCAAAAAGGACTATGGAATGGTGCAACAGTTCCCTTAGGATACGAATGGGATCCCGAAACTAAATTCCCTAGGCCCTGTGATAAAGAGGCAAAAATAGTTCAATATATATTCGATCAATATGAAGAAATAAAATCTACTACAAAAGTTGCTAAAAAATTAAATATCGAAAATATACCTACAAAAAGAAATGGAACCTGGACACCTCGTACAGTTGGTAGCATACTTACAAATCCTTTTTATATTGGAACATATAGATATAACACAAAAACTAAAAAAACTCGTAGATGGAAAGATAAGTCAGAATGGGTTGTATTAGAAAATAATCATCAAGCTATAGTCAATACAGAACAATTTGAAAGAGTTTCTCAAATAATTCAAAATAATTATAAGGGTGATAAAAATTACCAAAGATCAAGTACAAATGTACATATATTATCTGGTTTAGCAAGTTGCCATAAATGTGGAAAAAAAATGCACTCTGGTTTGGATCGTGCTAGAAAAGATGGCTTTACTCCATCTCGTTATACTTGCTATGCGTTTAATGTGAATTATACTTGTGCAAATTATTCTAGTGATTTGGCCATACTTCCAGGTCTAATAAATTATATTGCTAATTATATGACATTACAAGAAAGAATTACTGCTAGGCATTCTTTACGTGATATGGAAAGTATTTTGTTACGTGGAAAATATTTTGAAGATATAGATCATATTGAAAAACAAGATTTAAAGAACACCTATGATTTATTAATAAATAATAAAATGGTTACCTATAATTCATTTGAAGAAAAAAATAAAGAAGCTATTATAAGTCAAAATGTGATTTACGAAGCCGAAAAAGAAAAATATGAAAAAGCATTAAAAAGATTAGATGACCTTTATTTATATGATGTTAATTCTATGAGTCAGAAAGATTTTGTAATAAAACGTAAGGAAATCTCTGATAAAATTGAAAATATAAATAAAAAAATACAAGAAGTAAAATTTAATGATACACCATTTATCAATAATAAAGACTTCAATTTATTATCAAAAGCTAGTTTTTATTTACTAACTAAAAATTTATCAAGTGTAAAAAATATTGATGTAATTTCGCTATTGAATAATCTTGATAGACAAACCATAAAAGATTTTATAAATACAATTATTACAGATGTTTCTGTCGAAAAGGGAAAAATATATAATATTACTTTCAAAAATGGAATAGTCCATCACTTTATATACAAAAATGAACACAAAATATAAAAAATACCCAAGTGACTTTTTCTTACAGCCACTTGGGTTTCATTATATCATATTTGATTATACACACGGACAACCGTAATGTATAAAATGCTACTTTTTTTGCCATTAATGTTTCACCTTTTCTAAAATTTAAATAACTTTCAATATTATACTACATTTCAAGGCATTTTGCAATTTATATATTAATATTCTTCATCTTCTACAATAAGTTTTGCAATTTTATAAATAAGTTTCATTTTTTCTTGTGGACAATTGTTTAAAAGTTCTTCAAATTCTTCATGTAAGAACAAACCATCAGCATTAGACACACCATTTAGAATTTCTCCCTCAGATATTCCTAAAATAGTACAAAATTCGCTTAATCTCTTTAAATTTATGTGCGTGCTTCCTCTTTCAACTCTACTAATAAAAGCAACTGATAGTCCGGTTTTTTCGGCAAGTTCTTGTTGTGTTAATCCTTTATCTGCACGTGCTCTTCTAAGTCTTAATCCTATAACATTATAATCTAGCATAAACTCCACCTCTTCGCCATTTTTAATATTAAAAATATATCACTAATAGCTAAATGTTTACAGAAACTATCAAGTAAAGGTATTTTTATTATTTTACTCATAGGTAAATTATATTGTCTTAAATTTCATCAATTTAACTTATTGTTTTTATTATAAAATTCTTTAAATTTTCAAATTAATTTTACAAAATTTTCATTGATTAAAATTTTCTACTATGCTAATATTATTAATAGATATTTTATAAATTAGAAATCACAGCAATTCAAGTTTGACAAATTCTAATAAAAATTCTAATTTATTCATATTATTATTTAGGAGGTATATTTATGGAATTTAAACAATGGGAAAATTTCAATCGTGGAGAATGGTCAACAGAAATCGATGTTAGAGACTTTATTCAAAAAAATTACACACCTTATGATGGTGATGAAAGTTTTCTAAAGCCTGCAACAGAAAGAACTAACAAGCTTTGGGATAAAGTTTTAAAATTATATGAAAAAGAAAAGGAAAACGGTGTTTTAGATGTAGATACAAAGACTCCATCTGGAGTAAATAGATATGAAGCCGGCTACTTAGACAAAGATTTAGAAGAAATTGTTGGTTTTCAAACAGACGCTCCTTTAAAAAGAGCAATAATGCCAAATGGTGGTATTAGAATAGTTGAAAAATCTTGTGAATCTTATGGCTACAAAGTTGATGATGAAATAGAATATATCTATCACAATTTAAGAAAAACACATAACGACGGTGTTTTTGAGGTTTACACACCAGACATTAGAAGAGCTAGATCTCATCATCTCCTTACAGGTTTACCTGATGGATACGGCCGTGGTCGTATAATCGGAGACTACAGAAGAGTTCCTCTTTATGGTGTTGATGTTTTAATCGCGGAGAAAAAAGATGAACTTGATATTTTAGATGTTGACGAATTTACAGAGCACGTTGTTCGTGATAGAGAAGAAATTGCAGATCAAATAAACGCATTAGAAGACTTAAAGAAAATGGCTGCAAAATATGGATTCGACATTTCTATTCCAGCTTCAAATTCTAAAGAAGCTGTTCAATGGTTATACTTTGCATATTTAGGAGCTGTAAAAGATCAAAACGGAGCTGCTATGTCTCTTGGAAGAACTTCTACTTTCTTAGACATCTATTTTGAAAGAGATTTAAAAGCAGGATTAATAACTGAGGAAGAAGTTCAAGAGCTTATGGACCAATTTGTTATGAAACTTAGAATGGTTCGTTTCTTAAGAGCTCCTGAATACAATGAACTATTCTCTGGTGATCCAGTTTGGGTAACAGAAAGTATTGGTGGTATGGGCGTTGATGGAAGAACTATGGTTACAAAAAACTCATTCAGGATTCTTCATACACTTGAAAATCTTGGAGCTGCACCAGAGCCAAACTTAACAGTATTATGGTCAAAAAATCTTCCAAAAGCCTTCAAAGATTACTGTGCAAAAATCTCAATAAACACATCTTCTATTCAATATGAAAATGACGATTTAATGAGAACAACTTTAGGTGACGATTATGGAATTGCTTGCTGTGTTTCTGCAATGAAGATTGGTAAACAAATGCAATTCTTCGGAGCAAGAGCTAACCTTGCAAAAGCTCTACTTTATGCTATAAATGGTGGTAAAGATGAAAACACTGGAAAACAAGTTACACCAATGTTTGCACCAATCACATCAGAATATTTAGACTATGATGAAGTAATGGCAAAATATGATCAAATGCTTGATTATGTTGCAAAAATTTACATGAAATCTTTAAATGCTATTCACTACATGCATGACAAATATTCTTATGAAGCATTAGAATTTGCATTACATGACAGAAATATAATCCGTACAATGGCTTGCGGTATTGCTGGTTTATCAGTTGCAGTTGATTCATTATCTGCAATCAAATACGCAAAAGTTAAAGTTATAAGAGATGAAAATGGTCTTGCAACAGATTACGAAGTTGAAGGCGACTTCCCTAAATACGGAAATGATGACGATAGAGTCGATGAAATAGCCGTAAACCTTGTAAAATCATTTATGAAGAAACTTGAAGGACATTATTCATACAGAGGTGCAAAGCCTACACAATCAATTCTTACTATAACTTCAAATGTTGTATATGGAAAAGCAACAGGAAACACTCCAGACGGAAGACGTGCTGGTGCTCCATTCGGACCTGGTGCAAACCCACTTCATGGAAGAGATTCATCTGGAGCCCTTGCAGTTATGAACACTATTGCAAAACTTCCTTATGAGTATTCAGAAGACGGAATATCTTTCACTTTCTCGATTACTCCAGGAACACTTGGAAAGGATTCAGAAACAAAAGTAAACAATCTAGTAAGCATGTTAGATGGATACTTTATGCAATCAGGACATCATATCAACGTAAACGTATTTGATAGAGCTCTACTATTAGATGCAATGGATCATCCAGAGAAATATCCTCAACTTACAATTCGTGTTTCAGGATATGCTGTAAACTTTGTAAAATTAACAAGAGAACAACAATTAGACGTTGTAAACAGAACAATTCATGAAAGAATTTAGTTTTCTTAGAAAGGAATACAATCTGTAATTATGGAAGATAATAATACCCAAGATGTTTTAAACCTTACCTGCCCTATTCACTCTTTTGAAACATTTGGTGCAGTTGACGGTCCAGGAATAAGATTTGTAATTTTCACTCAAGGCTGTAACTTAAAATGTAAATACTGTCAAAATAGGGATACCTGGTGTCATCAAGGCGGAACAAAATATACAGTAAAAGAAATTTTAGACAAAATAGAAAGATATAAAAACTATATAATCCCATCAGGCGGTGGAGTTACTGTAAGTGGTGGCGAGCCATTACTTCACTTAGACTTTTTAATAGCCTTATTTACAGAATTAAAGAAACTAGGCTATCACACTGCAATAGATACTTCTGGTGTATTCTATTTAACTCCAAAAATAAAAGAAATAATAAATCTTACAGATTTATTCCTTTTAGATATAAAATGTATTAATGATAAAATTTGCCGTGATTTAACAGGAGTATCAAACGAAAAAGAACTAGAATTTGCTCAATATTTAAGCAGTATCGGAAAACACATGTGGATTAGACAAGTGTTAGTTCCTGGATACACGGACAAAGAAGAAGATTTGAAAAAATTAAAAGAATTCCTTTCAACTTTAAAAACAGTTGATAAGGTAGAAATACTTCCATATCATGACATGGGGAAATTTAAATGGATAAATCTTGGAGTCACATATCCTCTTGAAGGCGTGCGCACAGCCAATGAACAAGATGTGGAAAGAGCAAAAACGATATTAGGAATTTAAATTCCTAATATCGTTTTTTTCTCTATACTTCTAATTTACAAAATCATATCAATTATAAATCCAGAAATTACACCTATTACATACAGCGTTCCAGTTATTTTAAGATTTTCTTTAATATTTTTATTTGATTTAAATAATACTAATATTCCTATTCCTGAACCAACTAGAAGGCCTGCTATCATTGAGCCAAAACTAATCAAATTGCTCAAGTATAATTCTGTTATAATTACAGAACCCGCACAGTTTGGAATCAAGCCAAATAAGCTTGCAACTAATATTCCAACAATTGGAGCACTCGCAATCGCATTAGCAATTACATCTTCTCCAATTAAATAAATTAATGTATTTATAATAAATGTTATCACAATTATAAAAAGCAAAATATTAACAGTGTGTTTTATAGAAGATTTTATTATTCCCTCATGTTCACAATCGCAATGGTCATGATTGCACATGTGAGCTATAGCTTCTTGAGGTTCCTCCTCGTGGCAATCATCGTGGTCATTGTGTTTATGACTATGTTCATGTTTTGCTTTTTCTTCATTGCTAGATTTTTTGAATTTTTCTGTAGCTAATTCTCTTTTTCTCTTCTTTATCAAGCCTACTACACCATCAATTATAAATCCATATATAACTCCTAAAATAAGTTTTAAAGCCAATATCTTTAAAATTAATCCTACTGGAGCTGTTTTTGAAATAAGAATTGGAAGCATTTCATCTGATGTAGATAAAAAAACAGCAATTAAAGTTCCTAAAGTAATAATTCTGCCTGCATACAAATTAGCTGCTGCAGCTGAAAATCCACATTGAGGAAATATTCCAAGAACACCTCCAAATAGAGGTCCTAATTTTCCCGATTTTTTTACTATATTTTGCGTTTTATCACCTGTTTTATGTTCTAGATATTCCATAAGTAAATATGTCAAAAATAAAAAAGGTAACAATTTGATTGCATCAAATAATGTATCTTTTATAATATCAATCATAATTTTTTTGCATGAATATATGTTCCATGCTCTCCCCTCATAAAATTTACTCTTACTATAATAACATAAAATGTAAAAATAATCAACTAATGTTTTTTATACAAGAGCAGATGAATGTAGGTTTGTCAAACATATGTCACACTTTATTGATAAATATAGTGTTTGATATACCTTCTGTGATCTTCATCTTCT